GCGGTAAACCAAATATTACTAAGTACGGAAAGAATTTCGGGCAAGGGCCTTACGAAGCATTTAACTTTTTGGGCGAAGTAGGATCATTGTATCATATCAGATGTCTACCAGATGATGCAGCATACGCTCACATGATAGTTAATGTAGTAAGAGATGATGGTGTTTCACCAGACGCAACAGCTTCAATCACAATAACTTATGAAACTGTAGCAAATGCCACTAACCAAGCAGAACTTAAAACTAAATTAATTACTGCAGGAAATGTTAACCCACTTTGTATTTTTAGACCTATTGGTAGAGGGGAATTCTATAATAGTCTTAGTGTAAGACTAACTGAATATTCAAATCCATTTATAGATGGTGTGTACGTCTTGGATATTTATGAAAGACAGTCAGATGGAACTCAAGTAATTATTGAGTCTTTTGATGTGTCTTTTGAAGCAACAGCTCAAGATGCTGCTGGTGACTCAATGTATATACCTTATATTCTTGAAAATTACTCATCTGTTCTAAGATGTGAAATTATGAAAGATGAAGATACATTTAGCCCAGGTTATGATCTTGTAGTTAAAACTTTTGATAAAGATATTGGAAATGTATCAGTTGTTACAACAGCTGGAAGCGCTACAATCACAGATGATAAACAAGATTTTGAAGATTGGGAAACAGCTAGTCCAGTTTATGATTATTGTATTATTGCTACAGATTCTAGAGGAGCTAAGCTTTATGGTTGGTTAGGAGCTGCAGATTCTGTTGGTGATACAATTGATATTTTCAGTGATAGAACAGGAACTACACAAGATTGGATTGGTACTACTGCTGACTTTAATAAAGATGGTTCTTCTGAAGATATTACATATGTTGTTAAGAGATCTTTTACAAGCGTATCAGATGCTTTTACAGCAACTTTGGGTGTTCCATTAAAGAAAGGTTCTGATGGTAATATTATCGGTGCTGATGGTACTCCAGATGCTACTGAGATGGAAAATGTATTGGAAGCAGCATTCCAAGGTATTTTAGAAAGTCCTGTTGATGCTACAGTTGTAGATACTATGTATGATACTGAAAATATTTATTTCTCAGTTGTATTTGACTGTGGTTACCCTGCAGATGTAAAAGATAAGATTGCTACGTTAGTACAAACAAGACGTGACTGTGTTGCTATTTTAGATAATGGTGATAACTCAACATCTGCTGCAGCATTGGTTGCTAGAAACACAAATAATACTTTTAATACTTATTTGTGTGCATTATATGAACCTTTTAATAAAATCAGTGATGCATTTACTGGTCAAGATATATGGGTATCACCAGTATATCATATGTCATACTTACTACCAAGAAATGACAACTTGACTGAAGTTTGGTATGCAATAGCCGGTTTTGATCGTGGTTCTATTGAATTAATAAAGGAACTAAGATACAATCCTCGTCTTGGCGAGAGAGATCAAATGTACTTGAAACAGCTAAACCCGATTGTGAAATTCAATCCAGGTTATACAATGTGGGGTCAATTAACCTCTCAAGCTAAACCAAGTGCTCTACAAGATCTTAACATTGTAAGATTAGTACTTTATGTAAAACGTGCACTTGAAGAATATTGCAAGTTTTTCATATTTGAACAAAATGATGCAATGACTTGGGGAGCTGTAGGTGCTAATATTAATATATTCCTAGAAGATATTAAGAAAAGAAGAGGTTTATATTCATATAGTGTATCTGTTGGTGCAACCGCATACGAAATTAAACGAAAGACATTCCATGTTGATGTTACATTAGAGCCAACTAGAGTTGTAGAAAAAGTTGAGTTGAATTTTTTCATAAAATAATGTTAACCCCGTGGAGTTTCGCTACCTTCACTAAATAGTAATAGCAGAGTGGGACTTGGTAACCCCACTCTGTTATTTTACGTTTAGAATGAAACTCGTTTCTGATGTCCATTTGTACTTAGAACATATATTAAATTAGATCGAGGTTTGTGTTTAACAAGAATAATCTAAAAAAGAAAAGGAGAAGTAAACATGTCAAATTACACAGATCAAGTAGCAAAGATTAAGTCAACTATCGAAGCATTTACAGTATCAGCAGATCAAGGCGAATCAGGAAGAGGATCAAAAACTAGATCTCTTGAAGCCAGAAAACTGAGTATGCAACTTACTAATGAGCTCAAAGAATTTCGTACTATTAGTATTACTAACGATAAAGGCTAATTCAAAAATAACCACTCAAGTATTATAATATTTGGGTGGTTATTTTCCGTTGTCAAAACAAAAAAAACAGAGCAGGGGTTTAGATACTCTGTTTTGTTTTCACCGTCAATATTAACTCGTTACCCCCGTTAATCTGACGGATGGACACCCATATTACCAACCCGCTTGTTGGATTTCCCCGCTATAGTGTAGTGTCATTACTACCGGGATTAAATTAAAACAATTCTCTCTCTCATTTATTAATATATATAAAAAATCATTCTATTCCAAAATTGTATTTTTCTTCCGTCCTCCATCAAAATTCAGAACAAATTATAAATTAAATAAATCGAAGATGGAGATCATATTTTTATGTTAGATAAATATTTAGAATCGATACAAAGTCCTGATGAATCACTATTTCCGATGGACTCTGTACATACCGGGAAAAAAAGAAAAATCGTATATGGAGAAAAAACTGACATACCTGAAGAACGAAAAAGATTAATGATCGACTTTGATGGAGTAATACATAAATATACTGGGTTTAATGGAGGCAAATTAAATCAGGAAGTAATTCCTGGCGCTAAAAAAGCAATAGAAAAAAAAAAAAAAAAATATGAAATAGTTATTTTTACAACGAGGGCATCTGTTTCTGCAAACGGCCCAGAAAAAACAAAAATGTTTGTGGACGATATAAAAAAATGGTTAAAAGAATTTGGAATCTATTATGATAAAATCACATCAGAAAAACTTGGCGCTATTGCTTATATAGATGATAGAGGCTTAAGGTTTACAGGTGATTGGGATTCAACAATAAAATCCCTCCAACAAATAGAATTAAGCGAATCGCAAAATACCACAAAATTAAATAAGAAGTAAGGAGGAATACAATGCAAAATTCATTTTCAAATTTAGGAAAAAATGTTTTAACAAGAAAATTCGGAGGTACACAAACAGGTGTAGCTGATCCATATGTAACTGGATATCACTTTATATGGTTTGATTATCTTCCACCAACATTAGGCGCTATGACGTCATTAGGTTTATCAGAAGCAGATATTAAAAGTGTTTTAGCAGCATCTTGCCTTTCAGTTACTCCTCCAGGTGGTACACTCAATAAAGTTGAGTTTACTGGTCTTGGTGGTGTTAAATGGTCAGTACCTGGAAATATTGACTATGGTAATTCAGTAACAGTTAAATTCCTTGAATTTAATCAACTTCCGATTCTTTCAATTATACACGGTTGGTTTAAGTTAATCCGTGATTATAGAACTGGTGTTACTGACTTAATAGATTCTGGCGGTGATGGATATAGTAAGAAAAATTACTCTGGATTAATGTACTATTGGACAACAGCACCTGATGCACAAACAGTTGAATATTATGCTGCATATGATGGTATGTTCCCAATGAAAGATCCTCAAGATCTATTTACAAGTGATGTTGAAACTGTCGGCAGAATGGACATTGAAATTGAATTCAATGTTGATTATGTATGGCATGAAGATTGGGTAAAAGATAAATGTGAAAAACTAATCAGTTCAAATAATTTCACACAACATAAAACAGATATTAAAGATATCAAAAAATTACCATAAGGAGCAATTTATAATGAATAAATTAGCAATAAAAACATATCTTGGTGAGATAGTAGTTAATTCAGACTTGACGAAACCTGCCAAGCTACAACTACTTAAGTATATTCAAAAAGAAGAAGATGATCATCAATTAATGTCATTAGCTCTTGATGGTGAAATTATAGCATTAGATGAAGATACAAAACAAATAATAGAAGATCGATTTTTTGAAAGTGATGTTATGGATATCATTCTTGAGGATTATGTGTCTGAACTTAATCCCATAACAGCTTATAAGAAAATTAAATATGGCAAAAAAGCTATGAAAGCCAAAGGTGTCAAGAAAGGATCTGACGTTTGGAAAATTGGTAGATCAGAGAAAAGAAAAGGTCAAGCTACATTAGCAGGTTATGGTGTTGCTGGTGGTGGTGTTGCTCTGGTTATGAAAAGAGCAAAATTTCGAAAAGCTTGTAAAGAAAAACATGGAAACGACCCTCAATCACTTCAAGCGTGTCTTTCTAAAACCCCTAAACAATAAATAATTAAAGGAGACAAATAAGATGGAAAAAACAATACTAAAAATGTATCTAGGCGAGACAGTGGTTGAATCAGAATTATCTAAGTCAGCTAAGTTACAATTACTAAATTATATCAAAAATGAAAATGATGTACATCAATTAATGTCATTAGCTATGGATGGTGAGATTATTCAACTTGATGAAGCAGCAAAACAAATAGTTGAAGATCGTTTTTATATTAGTGATGTTAAAGATATTCTGATTGAAGAATATGTCCCTATAGATGAAAAAACTGGTATGTTTAAAACTGCTGGTGGATGGATATGGCAAAAGGCTGGAAGCGGCTGGGAAAAAGTTCGTAAAGCAGGCTCATATGTAAGGCAAAAAGGTAAATCATTCCCGGGTGCTAAAGATATCAGAACTGGTCTTGTTAGAGCTAAAGGTGGCGATATTGAGAAAAAAGTTGGTAGGAAAAT